AGTAGCGTCATGAGTACGAAGAAAATTATCACAAAAGTAAATAGGATCATTAGCTGCTCTATCTCTCATCTGCTTAATAATCAGCGCCAACTTTTTTTTCTCAAAAAAAGTCAGTTTATTAATGTCTTCTGGATTAAAGGAAAGAGCTGTATTTTCTGCTATTTGTTTTTTATCACTTTCAATAGGCATTATTTTTACATTAGCACAAATTTAGTAATATTGCTAGCAGTTTATTACATTTACTGCTAAACGTATTTATACTTAAAGTATTAGAAGTATGCAAGGTTTATGACTTTGCAAGAAGTAGTCATTCTGCTTCCTAACTTTTCGGAGGGCACCGACCTTCGTTAAAACCCCTGAAAAGGGCAAAAATCGTTAGAGGGCGGACAGAAAGGACGAAATGCCAGAAGACAATCAGATGGATACATCTGCTGAGGTAGTTGAGGAAGAGGATACCTCTTACTCGCCAAATGGAGAAGATAACTCAGAAGAGGCTGGATCTAAAGAAGTTAAGGATACTCAAGAGGAAACTCAAGAGCCCAAAACAACTGAAAAGGGAACAAAACTTGACCCAGATCCACAATCAGCACTTCATCAGCAATTAGCTAATGAACGGCGAGCAAGAATAGAGCTTGAGGAAAAATTAAAGGTTTTGGCTAAGCAGGCGCAAGCCAATCAGGCGCAACCTCAAGATCAAAAACCAAAGCAGTATATAGATCCAAGCAAACTTAACACTAAAGATGAATTAGCCAACGTGCTGAACTTTGCTTTTAGCGTGATTGAAAAACAGAATCAGCAATTGCAAGAATATGGTGGTCAGATTAAGGGATCACAAGAAAGACAGGCAGAAGTGGCTAATTTTCAAAGTTTTGCTTCTGAGGCACAGGAAGTATTTAAGAAATTTCCTGAGCTAGATGAGGAAAATAAGGATTATTATAATCGGGCTTTAGATGAAAAGTTGACAAGCCTTTATAAGAAATCAGCTTATGACTCAAATGGCAGACTTCTAAGAAACAGACCGTCATTTGTGGAGTTTGCTACCGATTTTATGACAGCAGTAAACTCAGCAAGACAAGCTGGCAAGGGTGATGCTCAAACCAGAATTGTTCAAAAGCAAATGGGTCAATCATTAAAAACAAGTAAAGGGAATTCTGCACAAGACCTAAGCAATTTATCTCCAGAAGAGTTTATTGCTAAACAAATGGGCTTATAAAGAATTCCTAAACCCTAAATAGGGTTAAAGAAAGGTAATATGCCAGGATCAGTTTATGGGCAAGCAAGCCCTTCAATTATCCGAGATCAGGATAATTATATTAATATTGCATCTAGTTTGCGCAAGTACCCAGACTATCGTCTTGAGGTTTTGAAGCGTCTAAATAGTGGAGTCTTTTCTAAGACTGACACTGTGCCCAAATCTCATAAGATTGAATGGAGTGCCAAGCCCAACAAAAAGATGAGTTCAACCCTCTCTACTGCTTACACTTCTGGAACGACTTTAATCGTCAATGACCCAGGTGTGTTTAATGTAGACCAAGTGATCCAGATTGCTGGAAAACAAGCAGTTGTGACTCAGGTTGATAGTGGTATCAACGTTAGCTTTAAGCTCTTACCAGGGGAAACCTTAGGTGCTCAAGCTGCGGGTACTGCGGTTGACATTGTTTCGGGTGGTACGCCAGTGGGTAAAAACGCTGACAACATGATCACTCATGGATTTGATGACTACTTTAACTACGCAGGCAACTTTGAAGACGTAGTTGATGTGTCTACTCACTATGAGGCTTCTGATGTCAGAGGTTACGAGAAAGCTCCAAAGCTAATCGCTCGAAAGAAACAAGAACTAATGTACGAATTAAATCGTGCTTTAGTGCTTGGCAAAAGAGGTAGAGATCAAGAAAGAGATGCCTACTATATGGGTGGTATCAAAAACTTGATTGACATCTATGCTCCTGAGAACGCTATTGACTTTGGTGGCGCTGGTGTCTGGACAGGTACATCTGCTGATCGCGACATCCAAAACAAGCTAGACAGCGTGTTTATGAAATTAGCTGATAAGGCTTTTGAGAAACCAGTTATGTGGGTATCTCCGAAGTTCATGTCTAAGTTCAAATTCATCCAGTCTACCAATACCTATACAGAGGGCATTCCTTCTGGAACTAAAGGTGTTGGGGTTGTCCGCAAGTATAAGACTCACGCCTTTGGCGACATTGACGTAGTCCAACTCTTGGGTCAGGGTGTAGCAATGGATGACTTAGTGATCATCACTGATGAGTCAGACATTGGTTACAAACCTCTAGTCAACTGGAGAACCTATGAACTAGGTCGAAAAGGTCAGAGTAAGCAATGGCAGGTAGAGGGCATCTTCCACTTTATGATGGGTGTGCCTGAAAGTCATGCTTATTTATTTAACCTTGGTGTATAGAGAAATTAAGGTAGGGGGCTAAAAAGCCCCCTGCCACACAAGAAAGGAAACTTTTATGCCAGTAACAACCGAACCCATCTCAGTCTTTGTTCTTGGGAAACATCAATTTGGTAACCGTAAAATGATTATCTTACCCGCTGGTGTTCAATACGACTTTGATGATGAGACTGTTCAATATGAGAACAGTTTTACAAAATTCCCTTACGAAGCCTAGTTATAGGTCGTGTAATAGTTACACGGAAAGGGAGCATAGCAATATGCTCCTTTTTTTATTACGAAAACTCTCATTTTAAGCTAGACTATTAGTATACGAATAGGAAATTATGTTACAAACCAACCAATACTTAAAAACCTTGGGAGATATTCTCAATGCCATGTCTAGTTTTGCGGGGGGAACAGTTCCAAGTCAAGGAGAAGAAGAATATAATCAATGGGTGGGTTGGGTCAAACAAAAACAAGATGAATATGCAGTGCGAGGTTTTTGGCGAAGACTACTCACCAGAGAAGAAACAACTATTAATGGTGAAACTACTGTTCTTCCTGATCGCTTTCATAAGCCCAATGGTTTATATGTATTAGATGTTGATGGAGTGAATTACGCTGATGAAGAAAAACCATTAGTTTCAGTTGAGATGATTAATGATCCAGAGGATGAAGACTTTTCTAAATGGCAGATGCGATTTAGAGAGCCTCTAGCAAGCCCAAAACAGGCTATTTTATGGTACTTTGCAGCTCCACCAATCCCAACCGAACCAACAGATAAATTACTTCTACCTGGAGATATGATTATGTACTCGGCCCTTGGTGAGTATTTCCGTTCTATTGGAATGGATGGCTCACAAGATGAGGCTAAAATGGAAGCTGAAAATCGTTTTATAGAGTACATCTCTTTGGAGGTAATTCCTCCTATTTATGAGCTTTTAACTACTACTAAAGAGCCGATCATGAGTCGTAATCAATACTTAAAACAATTTTATTACCGCCCAAACAGATACTAGTGTACTTTTAGGGTAAGTAAAAGGAAAAATGGCATTTGTACAAGGAAAAAGAAGAGCTAACCCTAAAAAGCGTAGACAGGCTTCTACTGGTTTTGACGAAGGTCTTAATCAATTAGCTCATCCATCCATGCTTAAAGACAATGAATTGTCTGAGTTTGTAAATGGAATGTACTCTCAGTATGGCACGCTAATTAAGCGTAAGGGAACAGTCAAAATTGGACAACCAGCTGAAAATGCTACTCAAATTAGAACGGGCAAAAGTGTCTATATTGGCAATAATAAGTATCATTTTCGTATCTCTGATAATGGTAAACCAGAAGTTTATTCATTTTCTAACAAAACTTGGTCATATTTTACTGGTACAGCCCCCGTAGGATATTCTGGTACATCTCCATCTTTTGCTGGTGGAACACCTGTTTTTAACACCACAGTTAAAACCCACATTGTTTTATTAGCTAATAGGATTTATTTTCTTAATGAGTCTGACCAAATGACCTATTGGGAAGATAATAAGTGGTATGTCTATACACCACTGCCCGATCCCACCACTAAGCCAACTGTCACTAAAACAGGCACAGGTACAGGCTCAGCAACCTATTTTTACTATTATGTGTATTACAACGAAGTAGGTGGGACTGTTGCTTCTCCTCATGCTGATCCAGAGTTAGACGCTAATGGTCAGGGCTACTACAAAGATATGCCTATTGCTCTGGATAAAGATACTTACTTGACTATGACTATTCCCACCCCTCCCGCTGGTACTACTAGGGTGGGTATCTTTCGTTCAGACCGTCAAGGTATTGGCTATTACATAACTAGTGTTGATCCATCACAAACTACCTTTGTTGATAAGGGAGAAAACTCTGGAGATACTTACTTTGGACTACCAACCTATAACGATACCAAGGGACAGAAATTTAAGTTAGTTGATGTCTTTCAAGACAAATTAATCGGCGTCACCACTGAGGGTGGAGATGAAACCCTCTATTGGACAGGGGAGCCCTATACCTCACCTACTGGTACTGCTTCTTTCTCAGTAGTTTGGGGTGGTGGCTTCTTGCCCTACCGCTTAGGTGATGGAGGTAAAATTAGAGGTATTAAAGCCTTTGTTAGCAGTAATGAGTCGGGACTTTTAGTCTTTAAGGACTCTGCCTTTGGTCGCTTTACCTTTAATGAACTGGGTGGACAAATCCAAGACATTAACATTGCTATTGGTTCACTCTCTCCTGAGTCTTTGCATATTGCAGGCAATAACTTTAGATTTTATTCAAGAGATGGAGCAAGTAGTGTGGGTCACGAGGCTAACTATGGTAATTTACTGCGTTATTCTATTTTGTCCCTGAGGGTTGATGCAATCACCAGTCAAGTCACTGCTAATAATCTGCCCTATGTTTGTGCTGAATACTACAAGAACTTATCTATCTTTGGTATTTCTAACTCTAGTAGTCCCAAGAACAACTCTTGCTTAGTATATGATGAGCGATATAACTCTTGGGCATACTGGACAGGCATTTTTGCTAATTCATTTTTTAAGATGGTGTCTGACGTTGATGGCATTGAGCGACTTTACTACTGTTCTAATAACTCACCAGATGTCCTAGAGATGTTCTCAGGCAAAACTGACAACGGAACGACTGGCACTAATGGTACTAAAATCAATCTTTCGATTACGACTAAACAATACGATATGGGTTTATCTGATCAGTTTAAGCGCTTTGATGAGGCTCGGTTTGTCTTTGGGGCGCTGTCTGGCACTAATACTACGATTGGGGTGTCTTATATGAATGAAAAAGGGATTATAGTGCTACCTAGACTTATGGTAGATATGCAACTTACTCAATCTGGAATGGGAGCTATCCTCTGGGGAGATGCGCTAATGGGACAACCAGATATTGAAGTAGAAACTGTGACTAACTCCATTGTTCGCTATATTAATTTAAGACAAAGGGATATGTTTTGGGTCAAATTTAATATCCAAAATGACGGACTAGCTGATGAATTTAGTTTACTTAGTATTTTTATTTATTACTCAATTTCAGGTAGACGCTTGGGACATAGACTAAGAATTAGAAGATTAGCTGAACAAGTCTAGATCTAAAATGTTAAACTAAAAAGTAAAGAAAAAAACAAGGAAACAA